CTACCTGCCGTAGGTACTCCGGCGTTTCGCCCTGTTGTACTTCTCCGTCTGCTCGATGATCCCGTTCTTCCCCAGCATCGACACATCCGCCTTGATCGGAACGGAGAGCCTTTTGTTCAGCAGCTCGATAGCCTCCAGCAACCTTTCATCTGTCGCTGACCTTGCCGAAGCTACATTCCCTCCGAACACCGAGCCGCTTCCGGTCACTGATCCTGTCGAAGTGTTCGTAAACCCACCGCTTTCCCGACCGATAGCGGCTCCCACAGGATAGACCGCCTCGAAGTTCAGGCTCTTCAACGTTCCAGCCTTCCGAGCCTCCTCCATCGTCGCCAAGAACGGCAGCAATGTCGGATTGCTCAGTCCGTCAGCCGGGATCACATATTCACCGCCGTTCTCACCCACAAGCACGGTAGGGGAGGAGACGAAGCCTCTCTTGTCAGGTGACAGCCGCGCCTTGAAGGCCTTTCCGTCCTGAGCCCGGCGAGTGTTCACGAAGCCGCCCTCCTCCGCACCTATCGGTTGCGCCGCGATCAATGCAGTCTGCGCCGCCCCGAAAGCGGCCACGATCGCGGCAGGGGCCGCACCGGCTGGCCAGCCCCATTGCGCCAAGGTCTTGGTGACCGACAAAGCCGTGTTGATGATGGACTGCACCAGATTGAGCGCTTTCGTCCTCTTTGCTTGTTTGATCTCCATCTCCTCGCGCTTTGCCTCTTCCTCTGCTTCCATCTCCTCGACCCTCGCGTTGTACTGCTCCTGTGACACCAATCCGGCATCATATCTGGATTTCAGATCCTTCTTTTTCTTCTCGTTGTTCTTCTTGTACTCGTTGAATGCCTTGTTTTCCTTGGCGTTGGTAAGCTCGATCGCCTTGCTTGCCAGCTGGAAGCCCTCCTGAGCAAAACCACCAACGGCATTCAGGGCGATAGACAGGCTTTCCGCCTTGTCCTTGCCTGTCTTGAGGTTTGCGAAGAACTCGTTCCACTGATCCTGCGAGACACCAAAAAGGCTACCCTTGCCAGTGCCTGAAAACATACCGCCGTCGCTCTTTGCTTTTTTGATTGTCAATTCATCGATTTTCGCCTTTGTCTCTTCAAGTTTAAGGTTGTATTTTGTGAGATCCTCGGGTGACAATTCGATGCCGAGCGGGTTTTTCTCATCAACAAGTTTCTCCAACTCTATTTTAAGGTCTTGAAGATGCTTCAAATCCAAGTCCATAAGAGCAATGTCCCGTTCTTTCGTTAGGGTGGCCGCCTCTGCGGAATATGGCTTTTCCTTGACAAATTGTCCTGAATATTCAGCCGTGACGGCTGCCCTCTTCTTCTTATACTCGCTTTCCGCTAAAGAAATACTCCTATCGAACGCCTCCTGCTTTATCTTCATCAAATTGTTCTGGTGCTTCTTCTCGATCGCCTCCAGCACCGCCGCCTGATTCTCGTACAGAACCTTGGTGTCCTTGAACTTCTTCAACTCGGCGGCGTACCTGGTCCCCTCCGCCGCAAGCGCCGCCTTGGTCTTGTCCGTCTCAGCCGCCGCAATGATAGCCGCACCCTCCTTGGCCAGCTCGCCAGCCTTCTTCTCGTTCTCCTGCTGCCTTTTCAGAGCGTCATCCGAATGCTTCTTGATCTTCTCCTGAAGGTCGCCCTCAATCTTCGACCGCGCCGCCCCGGAGTCCTTCCGCGTCGCCAGCCTCGCCGTCAGCGTCGCCACCTCCAGCTGATAGATCCTTTCGTCATATTCCTCCTGTGAGGAGATCTCCTTCTCGTTGTACCGCCTTGTCAGTTCCGCCTTGGCCGTCAGGAACGCCTCGTCATTGCTCAATGACCAGAGGGATTTGTTTTTTTGCGGATTTTGGAGGCTTGGTGGGTTTGATGGCGGTGTTGATCCCGACGGGGAGGAAGAGGAGGCGGCTCCGCCACCGGACGCATTCAGGTACTGGGCGGCGGCGAGGTCGAATCCTTCGAGGGCGTTCCTCGCTATGTTCAGTTTGTCGCCGCTGTAGTGCCACCAACGACTGAAGCCGCTTTGATTGTCGTAAGTCGCCTGAGCTTGGGACAATCCATTCTCGTATATTTTGCGGGCTTCTTTGATGTAGGACTTCAAAACCTCCTCATTGCCGTGAAAATCTTCAAGTTTTCTGGCAAGATCCTCGGAAAAATCCTTATAGAAACTCTGTTTTGACCCAGATGACACCAGATCAGAGGTTACCTCGATCAGTTTCGTCAGCCAGTCAATCACCTCTTTGATCGGACCTGTCGAATCCTTGAACGAGAGGATCAGCCCCTCCCATGCGGACTGGAGCAGCTTGACGGAACCCTCGACCGTGTTGACCCTTTCCTCGGCTGTATTCTTCAGCACGCCGTTGACATCCTCAAGCGAATCCCTCAGAGCCAAGGCAGCGTCCGCTCCGTCAAGGAACGTGTTGAAGGCGGAGACAGACCTTTTGTCGGTCAGTTCCAACGTGGTGTTAAGGTCAACTCCCTGCGCCTTCAGCTGTCTCAGCCCGGACATCAGTTCAGGGAATGTGCTTACAGGCTTGCCTAAGGCCACCGCCAGCTTGCCGCTTGAGTCCGCGAGGTTAAGCAGGATGTTCCTTGTGGCAGTGGCCGCGGAAGAAGCGTCAAACCCGGCGTTGGCCAGTGTGCCGAGCAGGGCGACCGTGTCCCTGAGCGAGAAACCGAATGTCTTCGCCACCGGTCCGACCGTGGCCATCGCTGTCTGGTAGTAGGAGAAGCTCAGCGCGCTGTTGTTGGCTCCCTGCACCAGCACCCCGAGGGTGTCGGCGGTGTCTTTGGCATCAAGCCCGAACATCCTCAGTGTCGCTCCCGCCATCGCCGCCGCTTCCGGGAGGGTGGTCCCGATGGCCGTGGCGAAGTGCAGGACGGACTCCTGCATCTGCATGATCGCACCCTCCTTGAAACCCAGCTTCGCGAGTTCTGTCTGGAGCAGCGTGACCTGCGAGGCGGTGTATTCAGTGGTCCGTCCAAGCTCCATCGCCGAATATGTCAGCGCCTCGATGTCCTTGACGTTCTTGCCGATGATGGTGGAGAGGTTGACGTTGGCCTGCTCGAAGTCCACTATCTTCTGGAACGCCCTCGCCACGCCTCTGACTGCCCCGGCGATAGCTGCGAATGCCGCCAAAGCTCCGGCCTTGACGCTTGACAATTTCTCAAGCGCACCCTTGGTCTGCCCGGACTGTGAGGTAAGCTCTTTAAGCCTTGCCTTGGTCTGCTGGACCTCGGCATTAAGCTTCTTCCAGTTCTCCGTCCCGGGAACGGCCTTGCTAAGAGCCGTCTGCGTCAGTTTCAGATGGTTGCGGAGTTCGGCCAGCGTCTTGTTCTCAAGGGAAATGGCATCCCTGAGTTTATTGTATTTTTCCCGGCATTCCGTCAGGGTCTTCTCCTGGTCTTTCAGGGTCTTCGTCAGGTTCTGGTGTTCCTGTGAGCCGGTCTTGCCGGCTTTCTCAAGATTCTTGAGTTCAGTCCTGGTCCTTTTGGTCGAACTCTGCAAATCCTTCATCTGCCTGTCCAGCGCAAGCATCTCCTTCCTGCCGCCATCCCCGTTGACAATCAGGTTCAGCCGAAGATCCTCATCCGTAATTCTTTTAGCCATATAGATAATTGTTTATTGTTTGCCCTGATCCGCCGCCTTTATCCGGGCGACGGCATCCTCCGTGAACTCGTACATCAGCCGTTCGGCGATGGAGGCGAAAGCACCGAAGACATAGCGATTGTGGATCTTGCGGTTGCTCTTGACGGACTTGCCGCCACGCTGGAGACGCTTCATATCCAGAAAACGCTCGTAGGCCACGTGGACGAACGTCAAAGTCCCCGAAGCGCCGCTCCCGCCGGTCACAGAAACACTCCTGGATGACTCCAGCCGCCCGGAACGCTTCTTGACCCTCGCGGCGATGGCCTTGTCCTGATTCCTCAGAAGCCTCTGTCCCTCATCCTGAAGGATCTCACTAACGAAACGCGCCCTGACATCCATCACTCATCACTCAAATGATAGTTCGATGCTGTACCCGCTCCAGCCGCCGAAGACGCTTGCCTCCGGAACCACATCCACCGAAGCCAGCGACAACCCCGTCACCAGACGACAGTTCTGGCTTGAGGTCTCCTCGGCGATATAGGCCAGAATCAAATCCGCGATCTCCAGAAGCCGTGAATATTGCTCATTCTCCGATTCCTCCGTCTTGTCGAGCCCAAGCCCCTTCTCCAACACGAAGATCACCGTCCCCAACTCTTCCCGGAACGTGTCCGAATCCCCGCGCTGATGCACCTCCGGACGCGCCACGAGAACCTGCACACCCGAAAGATGAGCCAGCTTGGAAGTGGCGTCCGACTGCGCGGTCGTGCAAATCGGATCTATGTGCCCACAGCACCGGCAGGAGTGGATCTTCAACCCCGCAAGGTACTCAGTGAGCCTTTGAAGCCTTGATAATCTGCTCATTTCTCTTCCTTTCCTTATAGTTATGCCACATAATCGACAACACCGAGAACAACGGCTCCTCATCCACCCGGTCGATGTTTCCAAGCGTGTTCTCCTTGGCCACCTCGACCAGAAGGTCATTCCACCCGAAGCTGACCCCGGAAGGCTTGTCATCCCCGGCGAAAAGCCTCGACAGGTCTATCTCCTCCCCGTCTATCTCCAGAACACCAGACTGGAGGTACTTCAAACAAGCCGAGAACCACATCATCACAAGGTTCTTCCGCCACCCTTTCAACCTCGATGCTCTGCGAATATGCACCCTCGCGTTCCGCTGGTCCACATCGGGAACCATACGGCCTGCGCGGTTGGCCTTCCCTGACCGCACACGGTACAAAAAGGCGATGCACTCATCCAGATCATCTGTTTCGTGGCTCCTGAAGAACCTGTTCAGAGCCGCCGAGGCGTGCCTGAACTCCCCGAACGTCAGATCTTGAAGCAATTCCCCCGGACCGTGAAGCCAAACAAGCCCCGAACGCACCACCGGCATAGGGTTGGCGACCGAATCAAACGTCAGCGCCGCCGATTCCTCCGAGAACAGGAACCCGAGGAACCTCTCGCACATCAGATAGACGTTCTCGTCCCTTAAAGTAGGCCTGTGGCCGGCGAATATGTCGGCAAACCATCCCTTGACAGTCCTCCGCACCCCGAGCAGCATCCAAAGCACCCTCACATTGAAGTCCAACGGGGACTTCCCGTGCTTAAGGCACCACTCGAAGATCCTGAACACCTCACGCACCTGTTTCGGAGTCATCTCGCTCCACGAACCAGGCACCTGTACGACCTTGCCGGTCTCGAAAACCTCAATCGTGTTCATCACTCGGTGGTAAAGAATTTGTTCCGCCTGTCATTCACAGGCAAAAGCTTAGGATCCGCCTTATCTTCGCTGATCAGAGCCGACAAATCCGTCAAAGCGTCCTTGACCTCACTTTTCAGATTGCCGACATACCAGTCAATCTCATCCATCGTGGCCACACGGTTGGACTTGTTGCCCTGATAGGTAGGGGAGAACCGCCTTGCGATCTCGATAGGAAACACCTCAAGGCTCCACCTCGTTCCGGCCACGATCACCGCACTTAGTATCGCCGCCCTTCTGGCCAGCGAAAGCGCCCTCGGCTCAGCCGAACCGTCAGTAATCGAAGCCCATTTATCCCCTGCGAACGGCTCAATGACCGCCCTTTGCCGCTCGATCACAAGCGCCTGCAACAGATAATAGACGTAATAGCTCCCATCGATGGGATAGACCGCCTCGAACTCCTGAATATTCCTGACAATGGATTCGCCTATCATCGTCCTCTTGGCCGAAGCCTTCCAGTTCTCGTTGCCGGAAGTCTCCAAGTAGGTGTACAAAGCGTCCAAAGCCCGGAAATACCGCTCCCTCATCGCTCTGTCATCCCTGTCTATCTGCCATTCGTAAGGGCTTCTCTCATTGTCATCGATCTTGACCTTCCGGCCGGTCGATTCGTGGGACACGGACGAAAGCTTAGCGTACCGCATCAATGCCAGACAAGCCACCGGAAGCCTTACAGCGGCTACAAGTTCCGGCTTCTCATCCTCATCGTAAGCCTCCGCGGCCTCCTTGACCACCTCCGGACTCACAAGCCGCGCCACCTCATCGGTGGCGAACCGGATTTCCGTCTCGATCAGCCTGAAAGGAGAGGAAGCGTACCATTGGCCGGTCAGATCCTCCAATTCCTTGGAACCATCCCTGTTTCTGTTGAACAAATCCATCATATTCACTGATTTTTAACCCTTGCCGAAGAAGTCAAAGCGTCCTCCGCCTCCAACTGCTTGTGGAAGAACCCAAGTTTCAGCCCCTTTCCAGGGAAATTGAACGCTATCGCCTGGTTGACCGGCTCCAGAATCGTCTGTGAGGCGATCTCCGTGTCCGAAAGCAGGAACAGCTTGAACGCATAGAGCAATTCAGAGCCGGAAGCCAGCTTTCCGTTCACCATCACGTTCGACAGCGACGGATGCAGCCCCATTCCGGATGTGATCGCAGATGCCGAAGCCTCCGAGATCTTCAACTGAGCCTCCACAAAGTCCTTCATCTTCTGGTCTATCGCCTCCACGGACCAAGACACACGTCCCGCGCCGCTTTCAGACGGCATATCGAGCGAATAGAAGAACTTTCCAGCGTTCTCCTTGCCGCTGAGCACATCCTGCATCTGCAACAGCAGATCCTCCGTCAACCGGCTGATCTCGTTCTCCACCTTGGTGTCATCCCAAGTCGGATGAACCATCCTAAGACGGTCACGCCTTTCCTCCCAGTACTCCTTGGGAGCCTTCACCAGATAAGCAAGGTTGATTCCGTTGTCCGTCACGTACTTGAATATGGTCGGAATCTCCGAACCCTTGACAATCCAGCGCAACGCTCCCCAATACTGAGGCACAGCATAGAAATCCCTTGCGAATGAATATGTGTGGTTGTACGATGCCGACGCTCCGAACCGTCCTGGATTCTTCCTGTCATAGACCGGATAGACCCTTACGCCCGTCCCCACGCAGGAATGCTCGAAATCCCCGACAACAATGTGTTTCACGTCCTTGATCTCCCTGCTGTCCGTCCACTCCAGCCTTGCGTTCTTTGAAGGAATATGCTCAAGATAGGCTATCTTTGGCTCCCTGCCTATTCTCCGGCCTTTCTCCAGATACTTGGCATCGAAGAACCCTTTCAGATGCAGGTAATCGGTCATACACCCCTTGATGTAGCTAATATAGTCCCAGCTGTCCAGCCACGCCTGGATCTCCCTGTCCTCCTCCCAGTTATGCACGATGTTTCCTTCCTGGTAAGCCAACCGGTTCAGGAACACGCCCTGGCCGTAGAGAAGCCCCATCTGCCTTTCAAGGATTCCCGGACCAAGATTGTTTTCGTCCAGGATGTCCCTTAGGTGCACCGGCAGATTGTTGTCGTGGCCGAACGGCACGATCTTCTGTCCGCAAATCGTCTGGGGCAACTGTTCCCAGTTCCTCTGTTGCGCCATCCAAAACACGGAGTCCAGACTGCTGTCCCTCCTGTTGGAAAGCGCGAAAGCCCGGCCATCGTTCAGCCGCAGAACGGATGTGTGGTCGGATATTTTTTCGATTCTGCTCATACGAGTATCAGTTTTTGTCCGTTGAATGTCATCAGAAGCGGTTGGTAGAAACGCCTCGGCTCTCCGGTCTCCAGATCCGTGTAGCCCTCGATGATGTCAGCGTTCTTGTTGTGCTCCTTGGTTTCCCTATGTCTCAGCACCCCGCGCCGGACATAGACGATCCCGTCGCTTGTGCCTTTCGTGGGGTTATAGCTCATAAACGAGAAGCTGAAGCTCCTGTCTTCCTCTGACAGTCGCCTCATCTCCGTCAATGCTTCATATACGTTCATATCACAAAGTTAGCCACCTCCCAAGACGATAAAAAGGACACCACGCCCAACCCGGAAACTACAGCCCAAGGCTCGGCTATTTCAGCCAAACGGGCTTGTTTTGTGAATATATTCCCGTCAAAATCAAGTGGTTCAAAGCCTTGCACCCCGCCGCGGCAAAAACGCTCTTTTTCGGACGCAAAAGAGCCCGGGCCGCGCAACGGAAGAATCGCAATTGCGATTCCTTCCCGAGGGTGATATATGGCGCACGCCCCGCTCAGTCCTTGTTTTTCCCGACCGCACGAGGATCCGTCGCCGAGGACGGCAGCATCGTCTTGCCGCTGGCCACGCCTCTGAGTTGCTTGGTCATCACAAGATACTTGAATGAGTCTGATGGGTTGGTGGACTCCGTAGGCAGCTGCTCCACCGGTAACTTCTCGCTTTTCTTATCCTTGAACACAACCCCGTTCCTGACCACAGTCCTTGCCTTTTCCAATGACAGCTTCAGATGCTTGGCCGCATACGCGTCGATGCGAATCACCGGCAACCGTGGATTACGCTCACTCATTATCTCCTGCATAAATGAATATTCCTCCGGCTGCCCGATGTTGCCCTGGTTGATGGACATAAGCTGCACCGTCCACCCTGTACGGCGGCCGGATTCATCATATTCAATAGCCTTCTTTAACTTGCCGACCTGATCCTCACCCACGGACTTGTAGGAGTTGCCTGCACGGTCATAGTACAGCATCAGGGTCTTGCGCCTCACAGGTGCGAAGAAGGCGCGGAACTTCTCTCCAAGGTCAGGGACATATTCAGGCGCAAGAGTGTAGAGGAACTTCACAACACGCAGGCACGAGCGCCCCTTCTCGGTGTCATTCTGGGCAATGGACATCGAGCACATATTCCCGAAATCCACTCCTGCGATGAGCGGTTTGTCCAGATCGAGATATTTCAGCACCCTGCAATCCTCCTGATCAAGCAGTCCGAATCCATCGTAGGCTTCCTCATCCGTGCCATCATAATAGAAGTGGCGTTCACTCAAGGAGGTGTAGAAGCGGTCGCCTGATTCCAGGGACGGGCGCATAGAGAGGATGGCCGTGTTCAGATCAGGAAGCTTACCCGAGATGGCATCCCCGAACCACTGCTCTGTGAGGATGTCCACATTGATGTAGGATGATGCCAGCATGAAGAAAGTCCTGGCTTCCTTACGCATCCTAAGTTCAGTCCATCGGGCTTTCCACTGTTCGGCCACACGGCATTTGCTGCGATAGACGTTCAGGTCATCGGCACTGTGGGTTTTCAACCATTTGTCCTTGGCGGCGGCAGCCTCGTGCAGGCATTCGTTATAGACCAGGCCGGCTTTCAGCACAAGCACGATGGCCGGGATGTCCATATTGTGGGCATATTTCAGGATCCAGTCATATTCCCCGATGTGCGTGGTGTCCGGCATATCGGTGGTGAAACTGAATCCTCGGTAGAAGACACTGTGACCATATTCCTGCCTGTAGCCACGGACTGCCTTCAGCAGGTTGGAGATCTTGTCTTCCCGGAAATATTTCACCTCATCCCCGAAGCAGAACACGTAGGAGGCTCCGGCCAGTGTGGCAGGGCGGTCGAGGGAACCGAACCGGATGTTGGTGCCGGTGTAGAAGATGATCGTGCGTTTGTAGGAGACCAGTTTGTTGAAAGGCTTCCAGAAATGTGGTTTCAGCCAGTCCGGAAGGGATGCCATCTCCGCATCGGTGAATGTCGGCGGCTCCTTCTCGATGACATAGTGGACTCCTTCACGCAGGCCTTTGCGCTCCAGTCCCTCCAGAACGGAAGGGAGGATGTTGGCGTTCAGGTTCGTGAACGTGTCGGCCACCCAGACGACGGGCGCTCCTGGCATATCATAGATGACATCCAGCAGTCTTTCGGCCTGGATGTCGGTTGTCTTGGCTCCGCCACGCCCCACGACATTGAGGTTCTGACAGGCGCCGGCCAGCGACACGATCTGGGCGAAAGGGTTCTGGTACTGGACGGAGGCGGCTTGTGTGGATTCAGGTTTAACTCTCTTCCTTTGCATCCTCAAGGTATTTTACGATGTCGAGATCAACGATGCCTGCATCGGTCCTGAGCCGTCTCTTGACGGACTCCGGAGCGACCACGGTGTCAATCTGCCTTTCCAGCTCATCACGGTTGGCTGCCGGAAGTCCGATGGATTCTGGCGTTGCGGAAAGCAGACGGAACATCGGCTGGTAGATTTCAGCCGGAAGCTTGGCCGGATCATCTTTGTCCAGCTGGAGGGCGCGGGCCTTGTTGGCAAGGATGTCAGCGGCCACGGCATAGTCCTTCGATGTCTTGGCGGCGTCCCTCGCGGCGACATAGAGTGTGTCGAACTGATCCGCCATCTTGTTGCGCATCGCCTCTTTGGAGACCTTACGGTTGCAGAAGAAAAGCTCCACGGCTTCTGAATATATGTCCGCGGCACGCTGGTAGGGGATGCAGAAAGGGGCGCTGGTCAGGAACTTGATCGTCCTCCTTTTGCCATACTGGCCGTCCAATGAATATATCAGCGTCAGCAGGTCTATGTAGATCTGTTCCTTGTCGGAAAGGTTGCCCTTTGATCCGGAAGCAATATATTCCTGAATCTTCTCGAACGCGCCTTCTTTCTCGGCACCGCCGAACAGATCCAGCTTTGAGATGGTGAAACTTTTGTCCCGGACGATGTCGCGGAACTGCTCGACGGAGTCGGCGTCGCCACCCATAGCTCCACGCACAACGGCAAGTTCGATCTTGGCCCTCTTCTCCAGCTGGCCGCGTTTGATGGCGTTGCTGATCCGCTGATCATCTATCGTGACGGGATCAGCCAAGATGACATCCAATTGCCTTTCTGTGATGTCAAGAAATCCGGCCAGTTCGGCATCAGTCCAGCCGATGGCCGCAAGGGATGAAAGATCATCGAGAAGTTCGGTTGTCAGTTCCTTCATATTCTTTAATCATTCGATTTATCTCATCGAGCGTCATCTTCAGGCGGGAAAGCCTTTCCTCTCTTGACACTTTCAGGTCAGGGCGGTCGCCTTTCTTGATTTCCCGCTCCGCGCGCCAGATGGAATCCTGGACATTGCGCCTTTTCCGGATTAGCTCGGTGATCGGCATTCGTCTCAGATTATCCAGTTTCTTTGTCAAGGCGAAAATCGGATGTTTGCCAAGAATCCGGTGATGCTCCTTGTAGTATTGAAATTCAGTGCGGGAAACTGAATTTTGATAAAAATTTCTTACCGTTTTTTCCGCGGCCTCGAAGCACTCTTCCGGAGTGGTGCATTTGAACAGATCCTCGTGGGCGTTGACATAGTTGTGCCACGATGTGATCATATCCGCGGCAATGGCCTTCAGTTCGGTCGGGCAATCAGGTTCGGAGAGGAACGGCCAGTCTTCCCGGAACCGCCCGCCTTTCGTCAATGTCTGCGAGAACGGAACCTCTGTGGCGAACGGAAGCAAAGCTTTCTTCAGGAGGTGTGAATATTCCTTCGGCGCTTTCCTGACAAGAGCGTCGAGCCACTTGTTGGGCGCGTATATGCTCAAGAGCCGAAGTCCTTCAGTGACCTCGGCTCCCGAACATATCCATCTGTCAATCTCGTTACTCATTCAGCAGGTACTGGTCAATCAGATGTGTGATGGCCGCATAGCCTTGAGGAGTGGCGAACACGAACTTCTTGCGGACGAACGCCTCGATGACAAGATGTTCGCAAGGATTCGCGCGATAGACCGGAGTCACGATGTTGCCGAACCGGAATCCGGCCTCGATTGGTCTATGGAGATTCTTCTTGAAGTAGTCCTTTAGGAAATCCTCCGCTGTCTGGTCTTGCGCCGGAAGCATCTCCACCAGTTTCTCCTTGGAGAACGGTTTCGGCAGCCTTTCGCTGAAAACCTTGTTGCCTTGAACGTCAAGGAACACAAGCGGTGTGGCCAGTTCTCCGATGGAAATATTGGCGCAAGGAACGCAGTTGGCCGGCACGAGGATGAAATCATCGGAGATATTGTTGTCGGCGATGATTCCGGCAAGAATGTCACGGATGTCAGCGTCCGGTTCAACCGTGATGACAACAGGCTTGACACCTGTCATCTTCTCCCAGGCTTTGGACAACTGGTCGTCCGTGCCCTCGTAGGCACAGACAACCAGATTCGTTCCGCCGCTTACAGGGTTGCCCGCAACCTTGCCTTCGACGGCTTTTGTGTCGATCTTAGACATCCGCTAAGCTCCTCCGGTCGCGCTTGTGGCGTCCTCGGCGATCTCCGGCATCTCTCCGGCATATTCACCGGCCAGGAACTTGTCAGGCAACGCCTGCTTCCAGGTAAGAGTCCTCTTGGTCGCCTCACCGTCCATCTTGGTCTCAAGAGACAACCTGAGCGGGTTGCAGACACGTCCCATAATCTGAGGACGGCCAGCAGTTGTTCCGTCGCACTCCTGCACGATGGCGATCACACCACGGTTCTTGAAGATCTCGATGAAATTCTTGATGGCCACTGAGTTGCCCGGGTGGTCGAACACGATACCGGTCTTGATTCCCTCGGCGTCCGGATCTCCGGAAAGTTCCTCGGTGACCTGAATCGTGGAAGCCGTGGCATAGATGGAGATTGCCTTTGCGCCGGTCTTCAATGTGAGGTCTCCAGTTACAACGCAGTTACCAACCTCTCTTGTCGGTTCGCTGGCGACATCCTCCACATCTACGAGGATGATCTGTGATTTTCTGGTGGCGGCGCAACCAGCGCCGTCACCAGGTCTTGGAATTGATGATTTAACGTAAGCCATAATTCACGCTTGTTATTTGGTTATGCACCGCCTTGACCCTGATCCAGGTTGGTCTCTGAACCCTGATCCGGGTTGGTCTCTGAACCCTGATCCTTGGTGTTGTCAGCAGCCTTCTTTCCGTTCTCCCACTTGTCGGTGTCAGGGACATCGGAGACGATGCTCTCGACAGGAGTGTAGCCGTCCGGAACAGCGGCATACACAGCCTCGGCGATCTTGAATCCCGTTGAGAGGGAATATTCACCGAACACCTTCACATCGTAGTTCTGCTCCTCAATCTTGACGATGCAGTTCTCCGCCTTTGAGAGGTCAACCAGCTCCACGAAGTTCTCCTTTGGAGTCGCGAAGATGATAGGGGAGTTGTACATCGATTTCAGAGGTACGAGGTGGAATTTGGTGAAGCGGATGCTTCCGTCATTCTCCACGCCGGTGTACTTGCCGTTGACGGCGAAGTCCGCCCTCTTGTAGCGGGTGAGCAGCTGCTCGGAGCAGTGGATGGTCACGATGTGTGCGAACAGTCCGGAGATGCTGTCAACGAAGCCGTCGATGTAGGCGAGGAGTTCGGAGTCCGACATCGCCATCGGGTCGGCTGCCGCCTTGTAGTAGTTGATCTTGCAGTTCTCGTCGGACTTGCCCTCCACAAGGATGGTCTCGAAACCGTCCATCGAGTTCTTGGCGGCTTTGCCCGCGTCACCGTCAGCGACAACACCAGCATCGATGAACTTACCCTTGGCGATCATCGAGATGGTGATGTCATCCAGCACCTTAGGAAGGATGTGATTCTCGATGATGTAGCGGGAGATAGGCATGTCCGCCATGGTCTTGCCCTGCTCGTAGAGATAGAGCAGCCAGCTCTTCAGCACCTCCGCCGGCTGGATCAGCACGTTCAGCTTGTGACGGCGATAAGGAATCCTGATCGGAGTGAACTTGGCCGCTCCCTTAGGAGTCCATTTCGGTGTGAACTGCTGTGAGACCTCGGACATGATGGCCGCGCTTGCGATGTAGTCCGTGTTGGACTGGATGCGGGTCATATGCTTGGCGTCATCGAATCCGTTGTAGATCCTCTTGTTAAGGAGCTCCAACTTCATCTTAGGAGGCATCGTCATATTGAACTCGGCGTTGAGATCCGTGATGTCGATAGACGCGTCTTCCATCGCCGTGAAAGCGTAAGGATTGACGGAATCAAGGGCTTCCTTCACGATCTTGTTGTGTGCCGCCGCCATATTGATGGCAAAGACCTTGGCCTCCTTGGACGCAGGAACTGCCGTGGCAGCCGGCTTAGGCTCCGGCTCGGAAGCCAATGAGACAACGTCCTCCTGAAGCTTCTTCACCTGCTCTTTAAGTGCCTTGGTGGCCTCATCTGTCTTGGCGGCTACGGCGGCGTTGAAAAGGGTCACGGCATCACCCTCCTCATCGAGGTTGATGCTTTCCAGTTTGTCGAGAAAGTCCTGGCCGTAGTTCTCCAGAACCTTCTGCCGCTCCTGATCGGAAAGGGAAACCTTGCCGTCCTTGACGTCAAGCTCGCTCTTGCCGAAGAGACGGGCCACAAGTCGGCCCATCTTGGAATTGTTGAGAGTTTTCTTATCCATTATGAAAAAGATTGGTTAAACGCTTGCAAGTGCGAAGACCGCCTCGATGGTCTCGGAAAGGGTCTTCTTGGCATCGGCCATATTCAGGCGCAACGCGTCGGCGGTGCCGAACATCGCGCCGCTCAGAACTCCTTTCTCCTCTTTCTGAATATTCGGCCTTCCGGACACGACCGCATTCTGGAATTGCTCCACCAGCAGTTTGAGTTCCGCCTTGGCGGCCTCGAAGTTTCCGGCCAGAGCTTCCCTATAGGCCCTGTTCTTCTCTGAGGACTCATCGGCATAGACTACTAAAGTCCTTTCCCCGTTTGATGGGTTGGTTGCTGAATTGTCAACGAAGACAGCCATCGCACCGATGGAACCGACCTCTGAGAGATCGTTGTCCATATAGATAGCATCGCATTGTGAGGCCACCCAGTAGGCCGCCGAGGCGCAGCAGTCAGCGTGCACATAGACCGGTTTCCTGTGGGCCTTGGCGTAGCTGATAGCTTCAAGCATCGGCGGTATGGCCGAGCAGCTTCCGCCAGGGGAGTCTATGTCCAGGACGATGCCGATGACATTTTCATCATCGGCCATCTCCCGGAGTTTGTTTGCTATGAACGAAGTTCCATAACTTGTGCAGGTGTCGTATTTGGTCATCGTGCCGTGAAGCGGAACAATGGCGACACTCTTGGATTCCTCGGTCTGCGTACCGGAATCGGCCACGGTGGAGACCTCCGACGACTTCACCTCCATCTCAACCGGAGTCTTGCTGAGGAAAGCACGAGCGATAGGAAGCAGCTGCTCCGGATTGGAGACCAGCCACTTTCCCTGAACGATGTCCCTTGCCAGTTGGAATGTGTCTGCTTTCATCTTGTTAATCAATGTTTACGCAAAGATACCAGCGAGACACCCGTAAGGAAAGGACACGCTAAAAGACAGGGAATTGATACGAGCTGGACAGCTTCAAGGTGTTGGTTTCGTTGACCTCGAAGGCAAGAGGCAAGTCCTCGGTGCCGTAAGTCTCATCGTCCCCGTGGCAGAATCCTACCTTTAATATAAGGTTGTCCCTCATAATCTCCGAGGACTCCGAAAGCGTGGCGTTGATCTTGACGGTGGCCAGCCTCCCGGCATCCTCCGTCTTCTCCGACCGCTCGATGGTGGCGGTCCCTGGAACGAGCGCAAGTTTATGCCAGACTCCATCCTGTCTGTCAAGGCTCTGGGCCTGCAATGAGTCAATGATTCTGATCATCTTTCAATCCGTTTATGTTTATACTGCTGTTGATGTAATCCACCTTGTTGATAAGTTTCTTCACCAGTTTGTCCAGCGTCTGTTGCGATTGCCTGTAGATCCTCTTGTGCAGCGCGTCGAAATAGTCGGTGCTGAACAATCCCCTCGACACGATGAACGCAGTGACTATGTCCTTCTTCTGGACTCCGAGCTCGTAGCCGGCAAGGTAGTACTGCTTGAACTCGATGTCAAAGAAGGCGTTGATCGCCATATTCAACGCCACCGTGCTGTACTTGTCATAATAAAGGAACTTATCCCTCATAGGAGCCGTGGCGATGTCGCTTGGCAACTCCAGATCCACGACCTTGTCGCCTTCCAGAGCCACCGGACCCTCCGCCACCTTGCAATGAGCCACGAGAAGCCTGCCTATGCTGTTTCGGGCATAGACTTTCAGAGGCCCGCCCGGACTGTCAGGCGGGAACAGGTAAGCCAGATAATCCGCCATCATCGGCGAATCCACTTTCAATTTGACATCGAGCATTTCACAGTTCATCAAATATTATAGCCACATTTTTCGCAAAAACAGCAACTACACCAACTACACTTGAAGCTATGTTTGATTTTCAATGAGTTAACCAAAAACGAGGTGTAGTTGACCCTCGAAAATGTGTAGTTAGTGTAGTTGGAGTCACCGCAAGTGTAGTTGAATGTAGTTGGAGTGTAGTTCTTCAACTACACCGCAACTACACCTTATTTCGTTAATATTCATTCATTTACTTCAAGTGTAGTTAGTGTAGTTAGTGTAGTTGGGGTTTTTCGTTTCCTCAGCAAAATAATTTTTCACTAATTTACGTAATTTATTGAAGAACTACAATAGATAACACAATATAAACATTTGTTCTATTTAAAAGTATGTAAAATAGTTATTTTACTTGTGCCAAATTTTGGCACAACCACTCCGATTTTCCTCATTTTCCCCATTTCCCCCGAAAATCACCCTCTTGGTGAAAATCGTAAGCAAATCCACTCTTTTTGCTTATGGTTTTCGCTTTGGCCCTTTGAAATCCCCATTCCACCCACTTGTTTCCAATAAAAATCGTAAGTAATTAATGAAATATCAGCGACTCTTCCTGTATGACACAAAAAAAGGCGGCGTCCATACGGATGCCGCCGCGCCTGTCGGTGAATGAGATACTCGCCTTATCCTGAGTCAGGTTGCAATCAGGCGAATTTGACAGACGATAGTTCTTGGCTGAAGTTCTTTATGCCCTCCTCGATTTTCTTCACGGTCTTCGGGGAAGGATGCCTGTAGCCGCTGATGTAGTGGCTAAGAATGGTCTGGCTCACTCCGGTTACTTTCTCCAGTCCGGCAAGCGTTAGGATAAACGCATATTGTTGGAGGAAAGAGGGAACGTCGTTGTAGAACTCAAAATCGACATCCGGACACTCTTTGCCCTCTTCCGCAAGCATCTGCTTTGCCTCCTCATAAGAGTTGTAAAAGTCCTCTATGGCTTCTTTGGCTGTCTTGCCTTGACCGAGAAGTCCGAATGGAATCGCTTTGTTATACTCCATTGTTGCGTCGAAGGTTCCGTCCGAACCTCTCGCGATATAAACCTTTGCCTTCATATCTGATTTTATTAATTAAATATTTGTTAAGCATTGGGGTGGGTTATAGTTCCACCCCCGATTGCTTGCTTATGTTCTCCAATGTCCGGTCTTTCGCTTCTTGGCTGCTGTGTCGCAGTATCTGGAACTTTATTCCTGTTATCGGACTGAACCACCAGTCGTGGTTTTTACCGTGCGAGAGGAAAGAGCATCCGCCTTTCTTCAGCTTCCTTATGACTTCCGAGTATCTCATTACCGTTATTGTTTTGATTGCACTGTAAAGATAAGGAATTTCTTAACATTTACCAAATTTTTGGCGATTATTTTTACTTTTTCTTTTTTCCGAAAACGGCCTCGACCTCCTCGTCCGTGTCCGGATCACGTCTGATCCGGCGGTAATCGGAGCTGAAGGTGATGCTGACAAGGCGTTCCTGATGGCAGATGCAGATCAGGCCGATGATGGCTTCGTAGTCTCGTGGTGAGACCTGAACGAGATAGTCAACCCATTCCAGAAGAGGGAGGCTCCGCAGCCACTTCACATACGCCCGCCGCCTGGCCGCAATCACGTTGGCGTACCTGTTCCGGAACGCCTCCTCCTGCTCCCTGGAATACAGGACATATCTCCTCAGGTCTTCCATCACTCCTCCCAAAGTTCGGCATCGGTCTCTTCGGCTGGCTCGGCGACCGGCGGGGGAGCGCTGGCCGCCGTGCGGTTGTCACCGATCTCCAACGTGTCCGTAGAAATGTCCAGATCTATTCCGTAATTGACCTTCAGCGCGTCATAGTCAAAGACCATCGCCGTGGTGACGCGGCTCTTGCCGGTCTCCGGATTGCTCGACACGTAGGTCTTGTTCTCCAGCAGCTTGAACCGCATCGACTTGGCCGTACCTATGAACTCCGGCGAATGCTCAAGATAGTACTTCAGCGAATCCCTCGGGATCACCTTGCCGTTCACGTCCTTGCCCTCCTTCATATAGAGAGCCGAAAGCCGCTGGAAAGCCAGATAGATGTACCGCACTCCGTGCTTCGGCTCGAACGGAACATCCGACTCCTTGATGGCGAACGGACGGTCCCCGGCGCAAAGCTTATAGTCGATGTTGATATACGCCTGCCCGGATGCCACCAGATTCTCCACAATCTCCCAGAAGCCCGAAAGCTCGTTGTTCTGCTTAGTCTTCTGGTTCTGGTCCACGCAACCCTTGCAGCAAAGCTTGAATATCTCCTCGCTGTCAAACGGCACATCGATGTCCGTCCTCAAAGCCCGGTAGGCCGCCAGCAGGATAGCCCAGTTCCTCAGTGTCCTGTCCTCGACATTGTACGAACGCACCCTGTCATTCATGTCCGACAAAGTCTCATCCCAAACCCTTCTGAAATCCGTCTGGAACTTGGAGCGCAACTGCAACAACTGGTTCGTCAGATGCGTAAGCCCTCGCTTCTCGATAAGCTTCAGATTCTCGTAGTTCCTCTTCTCCTGGTCGCTGAACGTTGTCTTGCTGAATGTCAGGAACACAAGCCGGTTGAACAGAGCGATGTCGGCGGTCGGCATCTCCTGACCGCTCATCACAACCCCGCAGTCCACAGCCGTGGTCTCGCGCCTCTTGTCGTTGTCCATATTCATCCTCGAACGCCCCGCGCCGTCCCATATTCCTTTAAGGAACTCCCGCTTCTCCAGATCAAGGTTGTTCTTATATTCATCGAGATGCACCACCGCGTTGCTCACCTCCGCCACCGCCTCGGCAAGAGCCGCCTTGGTCGTGTTGTTGATGTTCGGCGCGATGTTGCCCGTCACGAAGAAGGAAGTCAGCGAATGACCCAGCTCCGACTTTCCCGTGCCCTTCGGGCCGAACAGATCCAGAATGGGAAACGATGTTGTCACCGATGTCACAACGTCCTTGAACAGCGACGCGAACAGGAAGCAAAGCGCCACCTTGGCGTTGTCCCCGAACACGGTGATGAGTTTCTCTGAATATTCCCGCAGCGTGATGGTGTTAGCCTCCGTATAGACAAATTTCCTTGCCAGCTGGTAGCCTTGGGTATTGTCCCTTGTGTCCAGCGCGCAACCAGGAAGATAGAACTTCTGACCCTTGATGTCGATGATTCCGTACTTGTCCACCGGCTTGAACGTGCCGTTGTCAAGGCCGCCGTTGCCCCAGGCATAGAAGCCCCACTTCTTCTGCCACCCCAGCTGCTTGATCTCATCAGCCGAAGGCGTGCCGTCATAGAGGAACTTCTTCAGTGAGGTAAGCTCGTTGGCCGTTGCCTCCCAGACATAGTTCCCGGCCGTCTCGACCCTCGTTTTGAAATCCGTGAACGACACGAGCTCGCTTTGGTTCAGCTTCACCACCGCCTCCTGCATCTTGACGTTCCGCAGCGTGAATATTCTTCTGGCGTTCTTCTCGTCCCGGATGTGCAGGATCGGGGTCATCGTGAAGTTGCTCCACCTCACATCGTTCCCGGATCTTGAAGCCCCATAGTAGCAGTTGTTCTTGACGTAGAAGCCATAGTTCTGGAGCATCTCCTTGGTTCCGTCCTCCTTCGCCTCGGAGCGCTCCTGGTCATTCTTCGCCTTGAAATATTCCTGGTTCCAGATCCTTCCGAACTTGTAGGCCTTCGTGAAGGTCTCCCTGTACATATCAGCCGTGCTCTGGTCCGGCACCTTGGCCAGCAGCTTGCAGACCTCGGTGATCACGGCGGCCTTCTCCGTCTGCGAAGCGGCTGCTTCCATCCATCTCTTGCAGATCCAAGGAATATAATCGTTCGTCCTCTGGAGGTTGCATTCGTCAAATTCGTGCTGATGTGTCCGGAAGAACTCATCAGCATCCTTGCCAAGCTCCGGCGGCAACTCCATCACACTGACCGAAAGCCCCGCCTCCGTCATCAGCTTGGCGTTCTTCTGGACCGCCTCGATACCGGCCTTGTCTGTGTCCCCGATGATTGTGACCCTTTCGGCCCTGGATTTCAGCAGGTCGATCTGGTCCTGAGTCAAAGCCGTTCCGCACGGAGCCACGGCATTCTTCACCCCGATCTCGTGCAACCGGCATACGTCCAGATTGCCCTCGACAAGGTAAGCCTGCTTCGTGGCGTAGATCTGCATATTCGCCTGGAGCCACCCGAAAAGGATTCCCTTCTTCTTGTACAGTTCAGTCTCCCCGGTGTTCAGGTACTTGGGAACGCCCGGCTTGTCACCGATGTACCGTCCGGAGAAACCCGCTATGTAGCCGCTTGTCCAGAACACCGGAAACATTATCCTGTGCCTGAACGAGTCATAGACCTGCCCGGTGTCCTCGTTCCTCTTGACCAGTCCTGCCGCAAGCAGCACGTCCTCCTTCCATCCAAGTCCCGTCAGGTACTGTTTCAGGCCTCCTTTCTCTGGAGCGTAGCCGATGCAGAACAGCTCGGCGGTCTCGGCTTTGATCCCGCGCTTCTTCAGGACATATTCCTTGGCTCCAGGTGATTCCTTGTACCGTTGGATGAACCACTCGGAGGCCAGCTTGTTCACCGTCATCAGTTGCGACCGTCTGAACTCCGCCGCCTTCTCCTCCGGTGTAGGCTCCTTCTTCTCGTAGTCGATTCCCAACCGTCCGGCAAGATGCTCCACCGCCTCGTAGAACGTCATCCCGCGCCTCTCCATCACAAAGCTGATGGCGTCGCCGGTACGTCCGCACCCGAAGCAGTGGTACAAATTCCTCGATGGTGTCACCACGAACGAAGGAGTCTTCTCCCCGTGGAAAGGGCAACAGCATTTGTAGTGGCTGCCTTCTCGCTTGAGCTCCACTCCCTCGTCCTGGATGATCGAGACGATGTCCCGCTCCTTGATCTGGTCTTTTACATAGTCGGGGATCATAAGTCAAATAAATCTATGGCCTGGCCATTGTCCGGACTCTCGAATATCCTTTTGCAGGAATCATCGTTCACTCTATCGTTAGCCTGGTCTATCTCGAAAATCAGCTTCCTTGCGATGCCGATGTTCTGCTCAAGATGGCATTTGCGCTGGATCTCCCAAGTCTGCATCCGTGCCGGTTCAAGCCCTGCGAACTCCATCAACTGGACTTCCCAAAGCTGCACGGCCATCTGGCACGCCCCGCGCAGTGCCGACCATTCCGGCCTGTCCATCTCGAACACCGAGATCAGGCCTCTTGAATCCTTGTCGGCGTACATAGCCTACCGCTTTTCAGGAAACAACTCCTCCACGGACTCCTCGACCCCGAAGACATCCTTGACGTACTTCCTGATGTTCTCCTGATAGAGCGGCTTAGGCCGCCTCGTCCCGTTGCACCAGGAATATGCCGTTGGGTACGACACCCCGTCCATCACGATCAACGTCAACAAATCATTCCGCTGTTTCTGGCCCGCGGCCTCCCAAATCTCTTTGATTGCCATATCTTAATGAATATTATTGATTTCAGTCTAATAGTTTCAGCCCTTTGCTTATGATTTTTATTGCCTCCCTCTTAGAGTCCATACTGGCGTGGGTATAGATATCCAGAGTTGTGGATATATCCGAGTGCCCCAATATTCTCGACACGCTGGCGATGTCCGCTCCACCTCGGATCATATTTGTCGCGAACGAGTGTCTTAGGCCGTGGAATTTGATTATTCTTACCCCAGCTTTTTTGCAAAGGTTATTAAAGTGATGCCGAAAGGTTCTTGGCTCTGTGCACTTTTCTGTTCCGCTTGCGATGTAAAAATTGTCAGGCATTATTCCCCTTACTTTCGCGAGCTGTGCCGTAATGGGGATGCATCGGTTGCTGGATCTGGTCTTTGGTATCCCTTCCCGAACGTATGACTTTTTTTCGCCCGTGCTGCCGAATGTCTTTGGAATATACACTCTTGCAATTGTGCAATCTACAGTGATCGTTTTTTCTTTAGGGTCAACGTTCCTCCATTTCAGCCCGCAGACCTCCCCGATCCGTAGTCCGGTCATCATTGTGATCAGGATGGCGATTCCCTCGTAGGACGGATGCTCCATGATGTATCCAGCAAGGCGTCTCAATTCTTCCGGAGAGTATGTCTCTAGTTCTTTCATTGCGCCTTCTTCGCGAGGATATTGTAAATTGAATTTTGGCAGGTATAAATCTAAGCCGTCCAAAAACCATCCCATTATCATTTTGACAAGGACTATAATGTCCTTTATGGATTTTGTGCTAAGTCCGGTTTGATGGAGCCGACCTATCATATCCTGAAGATGTCTGGAGCGTATGTTTTTGATTTCCATATTCGCAATCTCATCATTTTTGATATGATTCCTGTACATCAAGTCATACGCTGCCAGCGTCGAGTCTCTGACCATATACTCCTTGTTTTTGAACCAATGCTCGTATTCTTCGTTAATTGTGCTCATGACTATGATAATTTGAATATTTCCGAAAATCCAAGCGCGTCATTCCGCTTGTTGATCAGCCGGTAATGCGCTATAACCCGCTGCTCCAGAACATCCCCGTGATAGACATCCCCAACCATTCCCCTGACCGACAAGTTGAAAAGGAGTATCGGTATCGATCTGTCCGAAAGTTCCCAACACTCGACCGGATTGTCGTTCGGGTAATAGTCGAACGGAATCCGCTTTCGGCATAGTTCCCACCATTTGGCTATGATCATCGAGCCGTTTCCGGCGGTCGGCTCCAGAATCCCTTGTCTGCGTGCACCGTTGTCGGTGATCATCGCAGCCAGCTGCGAAGCGGCCGCCGGAGTAAAGTCCTGCTTTTTCTGACCGCGCTCGCTTAGCTCCGCTTCGTAGATGGGTTGGAACCATTCCCTGTCCATCGCGAAGTCATTCGCCTCAAGCATTGCCCTGTAGAACTTCTGTCTGTTGACTGGATCCCCGAACAGAACCGTCATCAAAGCCTCCGGAATCAGCCTCGTGTCATTTATTCCAAGTGTTGTCAAAAGAAACTCTTTAGTCATTGAAAATCAACAAAATAAATTGAAAAAAATCTTGAAAAATAATTGTGTAATTCAAAATAGATGCGTACCTTTGTATTGCGGTTCAGGGAGAGCCGCGAAAGAGGAATCTGAAACGCTTGAAAGGGAGTAAGAAAAACCTACCAAAGTCTTAAAAGTATGTCCGCAAGATTTACGATCAAGATTTGGAAACTGAGATTCACGATAGAAATCGCAATCTAGTTCGCCAACGGAGGCTGAGAGATCAGCCTCCCCTTTGGTAGGTGCTGCAAAAATACACAAATTGTATGCAAAACAAAAATCTGTCATCTTCACAAACTCCTTCCGAGTCCGCGTCCTGGGGCGGTGCCCGTTCCGGCGCGGGCCGCAAGTCCAAGCCCCACGGAAAGTCCTACACCTTCCAGTCCACCCCCGAGGTTGACGCGTTCCTCTCTTCTTATCAAGGCAACAAGACCGAGTTCATCAACCGGGCGATCCTAACTCTTGCCGGAAAGTCTCCCGAATGACCTTGCCCGACATATTCCGGATCAGTTCCAGTTGTCGTGTCTTATCTGCTTTTCAAGCAATTCACCGCAGTGTCTGGCCGCGGTGAATTTTTGTATCCGCTGCACTCTGTACCTCTTGCCTTCTCCTGTCTTCGTCACCGCTGGTGATTTGATTATCCGGTTGACCGTCTTCCGCGCCAACCTGTTCTGAATCTTTCGTGCTATTGAACTCATAATATTACTGATTAACCAATTTCGCCCCCGGGAACGGAATCGAACCGCTTACATCGCGCGACGCTTTCGGAGCAGACCCCGCCCTCCTGGGCTTTACATCCTATGCAAGTCTGCCTACGTGCCGGCAGGGACCCATATCCTGCCCTTTCCGGGGAATTGCCGGTCTTTCCCGGCTGTCATACTAACTAAGCGCACCCAAAAAATACGGCCTTTCACCGCCCGGCGCTACGGTTCACTCATCCTTCCACTCCTTGATCAGCCCACACCAGAACAATGCGGCCACGACCGCAAGGGCGGCAACCTCTATGATGTAATGTGCCAACATATCAGTAAACAATATCCTCCTCAAGTATCTTTCCCAGATATTCTATAAACTGATCCCAGTCCCATCTTCCCGGGTCAGGTTCCGGTCTTCCGGACTCGTTGTTCCTCCATGCACCGGCGGCGCACTCCCAAGCCGCAAGGCACTGCCCAAGCCTGTCAGCGATGAACTCCCTCGCAAGCGGTCTGATGTCCTCACCCTCCTGCGCCTTGTTCCAGAGCCTCACCACGTTCACCCCAGCATCCAGATGGTGCTTTGCCATCAAATCAAGGAACTTGTCCCTGTTTACATCGTAGTTTTCCATAACCAATGAATATCTTATCAGTTTCTCCGAACACTTTCCGTCACAACTATGTTCTTCAGCATCCACGCGTCCGGATTGCTTTCCGGATTGAACAGCCACGCCATCGCAGCCTCAAAAGCCTTGCGACCGCCTTTAGCCTTCCGATGGCCTGTGTTGCCTCTCCGAAGCTCAGCGCTATCCCCAGCGTCCCCAGGTGCCACCACGCGAACTCCGCCTTCCCCGCAACCGCCTGCACAGCGTTCACCATCAACGCCACCGCGATCACCACCGCAAGCACCCTCCAGATGCCCACCGTTGTCCTTTCCATTCGATCTTCTACGCTCATAACTCATTTGTTTTCTGAATATTTTATTGTTATCTTCGCTCATTTAATGCTGTATTGCATTTGTATTGCGTTTGTGTTTACACTGCAAAGGTAAGATAATTATCTTAATTATCAAGATAAAAATAGAGAAAATTTATGACGGAAAAAGAGAAGATTAAGCAATATCTTGAACGCAAGGGTATTAGCAAAAATAGTTTTTATCAGAAGACTGGGTTATCGATGGGGTTTCTTGACAGCGGCAAAAGCTTGGGTGTCGATAAACTCAAGACAATTATCGAGAATTATCCAGATCTTTCCCTTGATTGGCTAGTCTTCGATAAGGAGAACGTGATGTCGAACAACACGATTAACAATCCTGGTGTCGTGTTGAATGGCCAAAATAATGGTCATATCGACCAGCGCCAATATTATTCCGACAGCCCCGATGTCCTCAGAGCCCAGATCGAGCTCCTCGACGAACGCATCAAGGAGAAGGACGCCCAGATCAAGGAGAAGGACGCCCAGATCAAGGAGAAGGACGCCCAGATCAAGGAGAAGGACG